GAAGGAATACCCCCGCGCGCTCGTCAGGCACGCCTCTCTCACTTAGGGGCTCTCATGAGGTGACGAAACTCAGAGAGGATCTTCGTCTTGAACTTGCGCCCAAGACGCCCCGAGCGGTTCCAGCCCCTCGACGCAAATCGCGTCATAAGGTAAACCAAGGTCGCATCGACGTTCGAAGTTGCTGTTCCGGCTTCGTACGTAGGCCTCCCGTAACCATTCATACAACCAACTACCTAAACAGTAGTCGGATAGTATGTTTGCGTTCGGTAGCTCGCGTACGAGAACCGAACTTGGATGCCTTTCGTCGTACCGGTGGGTTGAACGCCACCGACCACATCTGACCTCCATTCTTTGAAGACGGCTGTTATACCGTTTCTCCAAGTGGAAGTTGGACGGGCAAAAAGACTTTATGCCTTTTGTACCGTCGTAGTCGAAAACGGGCCACAACCTTTTCGGTAGTAGCTCGAAAAGTTTTCGAATACATGTGCGACGAACATCATCAAGTACACAGAAACTCGTGTTGATGAGATCGACCAAGGAAGCTGGCCACGGCTGAACGGGATGAAAGTCCGTCTTCTCCGGCCAACCAGAAAAATTTCTGGAAAGGCGGATAGGAGCAATACTTTCTCCGTCCAAGAACTCGCCTCCGCAGGACTCGCGAAAATTCCAAAGAATATTTCGCTTGTAGAAAGACTTTTGGAGATTCGGTTTAAAACCGTACTCCGTAAGCTTTTCTAGTACTGCTTCGGCATAATGAGTTTCCACGACGATATCATCGCCGTGAACGTGGTAACGGCTACCATGAGGATTACCGCCGCTGAGCTCGATAGCTTCTTCAACGATGGCACAGAAAACCAAACACTCGATCGGAAAGGTTAGGGCTGAGCCCATACCTGCGAACTTGCGGATGGCAATCGTACCATCACCCGGAATCAAGTCACTGTGGATAATACCGGTTCGACCGGCAATACACATGGCTTGAAGGTCCTGGGAAGGAGCTAGGATCTGGAGCAAGAAAGGCCAGTAGACCGTATCACTTGCATCTGAAAGATCTATCGTGGCGAAATCGCCATTGACAGAACCTTCTCTTGCGAGGATATTGTTCTCATAACCATTCTTCTCCTGATCAATTCGACGCGAGAGGTACGGATGGTTTTCAATGTACCTCCACAGCGCGGACGCGCATCCCTGCTGCCACCATTGACACGTCGTCGGTTCGGCCACAATGGTCCGACCCTTCGTCGCATCTTTGGGGACAACGAGAAGCTCGCCGACTCGCGAAAACGATCTAAACGGAAGAAGGTCGTTAGGCAGATTTAGCTGTCTTAGACCAAACTCGATTAGGTCGTCGCGCCCGAGACACATGTCCTTAGCGAAGAAGACTTCATGCCTTCTCACCTCGGCCGTGCGGCCAGACCCGTGACGGAAGTCAGCGGGCTCTGGTCTTATTTCGTCGTTTAGATACTTCTCGAAGAACCTTCTGGGTCCTTCGATCCGCATCGAACAACGAATCTCCCGGTCCACCGAACAGAAATGTTCGACTGCGTCAAGCTGGCAAGCCCGTTCATCGTGAACGAAGCTAACCTTTTTGGCGAAGAAGAAACATTGGTGGAGAGCTCGAATCCAACGAATATCACCTGACGATGACATCGCTGCTTTGACAAGAGGGATGATCGGGATAAGAAAACCCGGTCTCCCACCCGCCTCCTTAAGATCGCGTTTAAAACGATCGTAAGACCAGTCAAGTACCTTCCCTTCCGACACTAGTCGCAAGGTCAGGTCGTCGGCTGTCTTTAAGGTGGCAAGACACTCTAACACGTCGAGGTTACCGATAGCATTGCGCCATCGCTGACACTCGGCGGGAGTAATCTCACCCAAGGCGAATTCCTGTCGGAGCTCATTCCACGCAACCAGTAAGAGAAAGATTGTGCATCTAACTCTTTGCTGCTTAGTTGGAATACTAAGGTCGCAAATGCGCGACGTGAACGTGGTACCCCAAACGAAACGCTCGAGGAATTTGGATTGAGAAACTCGCTCCTTAACTTGTTGGCTCATGGTTCACCGCCTTAAAGATCTTTTGGCTTAAGTGAACCGCGGATGAGCGCTTGGATTCTAGGTGACATACTCACGTCATCTGTTTCAAACAGGAGACCAATCATACGTTCAATGAACGTTACGATGATCGACTGGGTGATCAGCGGGTTCTGCGGGAATTTCACCAGCAGAGACCCGGACAACGGGAGTGCCATCTCGAAGCTCGCATCGGACGAATCAGTAGCCCGCAAGATGTCGGCAAGGTTAATGTAGATCTGACGTCCCTTTCGGGATGCAGCATACAGCGCCTTGTCAACAGTCGTGTTGGCATAGATGTCGTTCAGCGGTTTCGTCTGAATCCTAGCGACTTCAGCAAAGCCCAGCGGCGAGGTGAGATTCGTTAAAACGAGCTCATCAGGTTCGCTAGATGCAATGCGGAAGTCGGCGCCGAAGTTCACAGACGGGATATCGATCTCGTGTGTGGCTCCGCCTGTCGTATCCGTATAATTCGGATTGACTGTAATGGCCATAACGGCCTCCTTTCTCCGCGAAAGCGGCGATGCTCCCTTGTAAACGGGGAGTTGATCATTCTGGGACCCTTTGCAAAATAAGGGTTGCTCCGTCCAGATATTGGATGAAGCCCAGATTTGACGAAAGCTCCTTGTCTTCAAGGTGGGGCCAAGGTATAGAGTCGAGAATTTCTCGCTGGTAAAAACGGTACGTGACGTTGGCCGATCGGACAGGAAGTCCGGTGAGTTGCCGCCACGTAGAAGCAGGTACGTTCAGTTCCCAACAATGGGACAGAACGCTCCCCTTCACATCTAGAAAGGCGTCCTTATACGTAGTCGAATCGATCAGTTCCACGCGTTCTGAGACATTGGTAAACCAGTCTACAACAAACGAGTAGGGAATCATATCCCAAACGTTTGAGTAGCTGATAAAACCATAGTCAAACAGACCGCTAGCGAACTTTGCGAGACGGTTATCATATTTGGACACGTAGGCCTTAAGACCTACCTTGATCTCTACCGGGTCATGAAGACCCCAGAGACCCCTTTTCGGGTATCCTTTTATAGAATCCCGAGCACGAGAAGACTGCCAGTTGTTGCGTCGGACCCCGTAAACGAGGTCATCAGTAACCTGGTCAGCGATCTCCTTCGCGTCCTTGACAGTCAGGGGAATTCCCCATTTTGTCGATAGACGGAAGTTGCCTAGAGCGCGAATAAACTTTCCCGGATGTCTGACGTTCTTACCGATTTCTCGGAGACCGTCGACCCAGTCCGTAATCTCGGAGCGAAGCTTAGTCAACTCGATAAGAGTCGAAAAAGCATTTGCCTCGACGGGACGGAAAGCATCGCACGCCGTTTGACCTAAACTACGTTCTAGCTTAGCCATCTCGGACTCATCGTAAACGATACTCTCGGAAAGTCTGTGACAGACCGCCCGAAGAGTTCGCTTCCAATAAGAACGAAGATAGGCCTTGCTAGAAACCGGCGCAGAAGCAACCTGTCTACTAGCGCGATACCAACCATTTGGATCTAGATCTTCATCAGGTTCTCCTTGAAGGAGTTCCTCGATAAAGCTACTAGGTGTCCATTCGGGGTCCGCGTTAGGAGGGTATTCGTTCGGACGGAAAACCGCCCAACCGAAACGGGAGAAATCACGCGAAACTACAATACCAACAAAGTCTTGTAAGTTCCACGGAGACTCCGGGGGGTATCGGTACCAGAAGTAACGATTACGACTGTTACCAGAAACCTCTACCTCACGCGCAACAATCATTATCGAGCCGGGTCCTTTACAGAACTCGGGCTCCCAAATGATATGTTGGCCAGGTTGAATAACGACGCCGTCACGATCTAAATAAGGAGAGTTGAAATGGTACTTGTCGAGCGTAAACTCGGCTGTCCCGAAGGAAAACGACTCGAATTTTTCGAAATCGCTTCCAATTTCTAACTGACCTTTAAGATTGTGATGAACGGTGTCGCTATCGCCGTAGAGACGTGGTCTTGTACGATGAGAGGGTGGAAGTCCGAGATCAAAGTCGAATGACTTTGACTCAGAATTACCAGTCGGAAGCATAAGCTCGATCGCCCCGGGTGTAAAACCGGTGTAATCGGCCTTTGTTATACCGACTCCTCTGCCGTTAAGATTGCATCTCAGACAGACATAGGAACCAGATCCAGAAACCTTAACATGAATCACTTGACTCACTCCTTTCCGGCACGGAATTGCCCGGCTATGCCGGG